ATTTCTTGTTTTGTCGCATTGCAATAACTAACAGCATACCAATCTGTATTTTTTGCTCTGCAAGCCTGTAATGCTTGCAATATGGTTTCTGATTCTTTTATTTCTTCTGTTTCTCCTGTTGCTTTTGTTTTTTTAGGCTGATTATTTAATTGATATCGTCTACCTACTGCTAAACGGCTTGGCTTTTTTTCTGCTGAAAAATATAGCTGTGCTGCTTGATATTCTGGCATATTTTCTGTAAATCCAGCCTCTGCCATTTCTTCTAATCCGCTAAATAAAATAACTCTCTGCTCTGTTGAAATCACATTGCTATCTCCTATTATCAATGCTACATTAAAACCCTTTCTGACTGCTGATTTAGGAGATAAATTGATTATGACTTTTACAATATCATCTAACTTCAGATTTGACACTTTTTGTTAGCTCCTTTCCATTTGCTATTGTCATTGCTGTAACGCTTACACTTTCTATTGATTTGACTGTTTCTTCTCTTCTAACATATTCATAAAATACTACTGTCGCATCTACCCTATTCCACCATTGTCCATTTACTAGTTCTGGAACTCTTTTGATTGCTGATATTGGCGGAATAACAAAAAAGTGATATTTTTTGAGGTATTCTCGTATTCTCTCTCTTTTGAATCCATCTCTAATATCTCTCGCATATTCATAAGCATTTGGTCCATAATTCGCAAATATTACAGTATGTATATCTGTATGCTCATCTACTTCTATAAAATCCCTTTTTGATTTATCTAACTCATAAGAAATATCACTTAAACTATTATAACTTCCGTCTTGAGGTAATTCATATATCAAACAAATATTTTCATTCCTTTTCCATTTTGGTACACTGTCTGACTGTTTACTTTGTATATCAGACCCCCAAGGAAAGCGTATTCTTTTTTGATTTTGTTTTGTATCTGGATTCATATGCCATATTTGAAATACTACATTACGAAATATATTTTCTATTTCTTCTGCTGTTTTAATTATCTCCATCATTTTCTACCTCCACAGCAAAAGCCCTACAATACCCTCCCGAGTGCAACCAATTTTTTACTTTTATCACTTTATAAAAATGACCTAAATATTCTATGGTATCCGAAAAGTATTCTTCTTGCTCATATTGTTGTGTCACAAATATTTCATTGGGGTAAGCAGACAAAAATTTCATGACAAATTTTTGTCTGTCCCCTATATCCAACTGTTCTAATTCCTTTTCACTTGCTGGTTGTATCACACCTATATATGGTATTGCCTGTTCTTCTGTTAAATGAAAACGTCCATTTTCCCAAACACCTTTTTTCCTATGTATCATATAATTTTCTGCAAAATCACTATCTTTTATCAATTCTGATACATCAATCATTTGTTATCCCTTCTTTTTTACAACATAAGTAATAGAATTTCGTAATTGAGCTGTATCAATTAACGGTCTACTACTTCCTTTTTGTTTTATGGTACTTTCTGCATTTCCCGCCCAATTATTTTTAGGATTCGTGAACCAACCTTTTGCAGCATTTTCTCCTTGTAATCCAGCTTTTTCCATACCAGCCATTGCACCGCCTGTATCTCCTTCTAATGCCTTCAATATTGCCTCTTTTATCAATGTACCAATTTCTTCTTTACTGTCTTGTATTGCTGGTTCTATCACTGGTCTAGGAGGTATGTTATTTGTAGGAGAACCATTCGTATGAATATAAAGTAATTCTGCATTGGTAACGCTTCCTTCTTGCCTATCTGTTTCTTCTTGTGGAATACCAACAAGTACATCTATTTTTTTTAACTCTTTAATACTCTTTTGAACAGACTGCAACTGTCTATTTGTTGTATGTACTTCTGCCAAAAATTCAAATACTTCTATCGCTATCACCTCTTATGGTACAATAAACATACCCTTACTATACAGTTTAGCAAGCATTACTAATTGTGTACCATAGCTAGTCATTGTCCAGCCTCCCCATTCAGACAACCCTTGTAACGCTGTAGCATAATCATAACTGACAGAAACACCATCTACCGCTTTGCTTACTACAAGCCCTTTTGATTGTCCTGCATTAATAACAGACTGTGCTGTGGTATCGCTGAAAGACTGCAAATATAATGTACAAAAATGTGCTACAAAAAGTCCTATACCAATTTGAAAGCCATTTCTCCAGCGCTTGTATTTTATACAATGATGAGCAAAATCTAAATACATTTGTATGATTTTCTCTGGTAGTACTGTTTCAAATTGAGGATATATTTTTAAAAAATCAGCAAGTGTATAAGGCGGATTTTCTCCGCCTTTACAAATACATTTCATATAAAATCACCTACTTTTATTGTGCTGGTATTTGTTCTGGTATTTCATTTAATCCCTGTTCCTCTTTTTCTGGTGATTCTTGTTGTTTTTCCTCTTGCTGCTGTAACTGTTTTTGTTTTTCTTCTATTTCTTTTTTCAGTTTAGAAATACCTAATGTTTGCCATTTCTTAATGTCAAGTTGTTTCGCTTGTTCCCTTAATTCTTTTTCCTCTTGTGTCATGCCATCATTTTCAAGTTCTTTTTGCTGTTTTATATCTGCAAGCACCTGTATAGAACCATCTTTTAAAGCTAACTCAAAAAGTAATGTATTTTTTACCCAATCTGGTACATCTTGAAAAGCAGCAGCTTTTGTAATGACTGGAGCTACATTTTGTTTTTCAAATTGGAAAGCCTTTTTTGTAAATATTCTCATGATTTTACCCCTTTCTGATTAAATACCATCAATATATTGTACTGGTTGCAAATATAAAAATTCTACTTGTCCAAATTGTGCAATAAATGCAGATAAATAAGACAACTGTGTAACAGAAGATTCCACTTGTGAGCGTGTCAAAGGTACTGTAATAGAAAAACGAACTTTATCCTCATCATTCACATAAGCCATCATTCTATCTGTACCGCCTGTACCTGCTCCCTTTAAGAACGGACAAGGACCAATAAAAAGTGTAATACCTTGTTCTTTTCCGATATTATTTTCTAACAAATAAGTCAATATTGATTTACTTGCGTCATTAGAAACTTTTCTTTCTACTAATGTGCTGTATTGTGCAGGTGGTATCAATATATGATTTGCCATACCAGATAAGTCATATTCTGAATTTATCCATGTTGCAGTAATCGCTCCGTTAATATCTGCTAATATTTCATCAGGTGTTTTTTTCGCCCATGCTGTTGTTGTGCCGTCTGCTGCTGTTTCTGCTGTTTTTGTAATGACATTAGGATTATTTACAAGTCCATATGTACCATATTCCGCAAAACCTTCATATACATTGATATCTAATGTTTTGTCATACACTAATTTTAAGCCATTGTTCAATATTCCTTCTAAATCTCTGCCTATTTTTTGCAGTTTCTGCTGGTCTATAAAAGGTACTCTCAAAATATGTCCCCAATTAAATACTTTATATATTTCTTTGCTGATATCAGCCTGCATAATAGGTAATTCATTTGTTTCTCCTCCTATCATACCGTTGCTATTGCCACCTGTTGTAGCATAAGAAACATCATAAGCAGAAGTATATTCTACAAAACCGCCTCCCGTTTTTGCTACAATATCTCTAGCCCACCATGTACGAGAAAGCGGTTCTCTTAATTTTGGGTCTATTTTTTCAAGCTGTCCTTCTAAAAATGCCATACCTGAAGCAATAGAGCCGGAATCTAATGTTCTTTTGCCTTTTATTGCTACTGTTTGTTGTGGAAAATGATTTTTATTAAAATGCACCATATATTAGCCCTCCTATATTCTTCTTGACAATATTGTAATTTCAACAATATTGTTTTTGTCAATTTGTCCTGTTGTAAAAACAACATTTTCTAATGCGATATTGCCTGCACTCTGTTCCGCCTCAAATTCTCCTACTACACCTGTATCACTTTCTTCTATTCTGACATAAACATTACCGCCTGCTTTTGGTGTGCCTGCATTGCACTTTATTGTAGCAGTGCCTCTTGTCAATATACTGCAAGTATCACCAGAATGATATGCCCCTTCAGATGTAAAGTAATTTGTTGTTTGTTTGACTTCTCTTACTGCAATACCTATACATTGTTGCTGTGTATTATCAGCACTTATTTTTTGTATTGTGTTATCCTCATTTAATACAACAGCCTGTCCAAATAATATGTCTTTTTCCCCTTGTTTTACTACTCTTGAAATAATAACATTGTCTCTGTTTCTTGAAACATTTCCTGCATAACCTAAATCAAAATTTTTACCGATTGCTTTTCCCAACATTGTTTTTCCTCCTTATTTTATAAATGAAAATATTTCTTATTTCTTCTGCTTTTCAATTAAAGTTTGTAATGTGGATTCCTTTTTTTTGCAATTTCCCTGCCTAATTGGCTATCATCATATGTTTTACTATCTTGTGTCTTAAATTGTTTAGAATGATTTTGTTTTACCCTCATAATAGCAGCATAGCCATTTTCTTTAGGCTTTGCTGTTTTCCCAGAAGTAACACGTGCCATTTTCATTAAGGAATCTGTAACCACTTTTTTCTGTTTGTTGTCTTTCATTTCTGCTATCACAGGACGTATGTTACGAACAAACTGCAACATAACCTTTTTATCTACTGCTGTTGCTGTAGTTTCTTCATCAGATGTTTCTATATCCTCATCTTCTGTGATATCGTCGTCTTCTGTCATATCCTCGTCCTCTATTATGTCATTGTCCTCTGTGATATCCTCATCTTCTGTGATTTCTTCATCAGAAATTTCATTGACAAGCTGTTGTTCCAATTTTGCAATAGGGTCATTTTGTTCTTGATTTGCCGTTTTTAATGTAATCATTTCATCTTTTAATGCTTTCATTTCTTGTAATATTTGAGAAAGTACATCATCATCTGTTGTTGTTTTATTTTCTTCTACTGCCGGTTGCTCGTCTTGTGTTGTGATTTCTTCGTCTTGTACTTCATTGATAGCGGTCACAACTTCTTCGATTTCTTCAGGTGAAGCGTCTTTTGCAAAAGACGGAAACAGTCTTGCAATAATTTGTTTTGTATTTTTCATTTTTGGCATATTTTTTCGCACTCCTTTATATTGTTTATTGTGGTCTAATATTTTTACGCTGTGTCCTGCTCTCCCTTCATCTACTAATGCAACATGATTTCCTGTAATGTTCACTTGAAATACATCACCATTTTCATCTACATTATAATCACAAGCATAACCACAGCTTATTTCCCTTTTTTGATTGTTTTCGATTTCTTCTATTACTGTTTTGTCATATACAATAATATCTGCAAGCAGTTTATCAGAAAAATCACCTTGTCCCCTTCTTACATTTGTAACATGACCTTTGACATATCGCTTATAATTTTCTGTTGTTACAAATTCTTCTTGTTCTGGGTGGTCATCTGTAAATGGCTTTCCTTCAAAACTTGCGATTGTTTTATGAGAAAATACTTCTTGTTCTGTCCTGACAACATTCACTAATACATTTTCGTATCCTTCCAGCCCTAATTCTTCTCCTAAATACTCTTGTGTGCCTACTCTTGCAATCGGTACATTTTTGCATATTAAAAAGCCTTCTGGCGTTCGTATTCTGTTTTCGCTAATACGACTACCATAAAAGGCTTTTTTGTCTTTGCATATTTTATTTTTTAGTTGCAATATTTTTTCTCCTTTCTACATAATTTTTAAAAATTCTGACTTTTTCATTTTTATCATTCTTCCATTACAATACACTTTACAAGGAAATTTTACAAAACGAATATCAACAATAGGCTCTGCATAGCACCTACAATTAAATATTTCCCCTGCATGATATTTGCCATATTGATATTTTGATTTTGAAAGCTGTTCTGGTGAAGGTGGGTCTTTCCAACTCACAAGCACTCCCTCCATATCTTTATGGCTGTTTCTCACTCTTTCATCTTGTGATGTTCTCCAGATATACCATTGTATATTTAATATTTCTGCTCTTGTTCTTATCAGTGCAGATTGTGCTTTGCTGACTTCTGTTCTAGCAATACACATAGCATTTGCTTTTGTTTTTTCTGTAAACTTTATTTTTATTTCCTCTGCTAAATCCTCTGCTCTCCTACCCTTTGTCGTTTCTTTTTCAATATATTTTGTAATATCACTTGCAATATTGAAAGGTAATGTTTTGATTAAAGTAGCATTTTGCTCTATCAATTTTTGTATGACATTTTGCATAAAAATATTTTGTTTTTGTTTATTCAATGCCTCATAAATTTCATGTCCTTTACTATTTTGTCCTGCTGCTTTTCTCCAATTTCCTTCTGTTTTTTTGTAAACAGACGTTACCATTTGTAAAGCAATCTCCTGACAATACTTTTCAAAAGAATATTGTCTTGCAATGATATTTAATAAATTTATCATTTCATTTGGATTGTTTTGATTTGATATTGCTTGAAAGAACTGTTGTTGTATAACATTCAATATCCTTTCATAATTTCTTTCTAGCCTTTTGCTTGTCTTCCATACTGGTAAATACTTATTCTTGTTGTTCATATTCCGTTACTCCATTTTGTAAAAAAGAGGGTGGCTGTATCAAGTTCTCTGTTGGAAATGCTATTTCATCGCTTGCTTTTTCAATATCCTCATCTGTAATATTTGTCCACATTCCTGTATTTTCAGAGGATTGTCTTAATTCTTTTAATGCCGTTTTTTGACTAATTAAACCCGAATTATATACTTCTATTATTGCAGACGCTGTTTGTTGTGCAAGTGTTTTTCTTTCTTCCTCTGTTGGACGTCTGCAATTATTAAATTCTATTTCCAAATCATCTGGCACAAAACCAAATGCAGAAATACATAATATAGGTAATAACTTTTCTAATACAGGGCGCAGACAAGCCTCTTGTTTTTGCTCTATACTATCATAATAATTTTGCATATCGCTTTCACCGGTTGCATTCATACCAGCAGGGGAACGTCCAAACAGTTTTGTAACAGGCATTTCGGCTGCTCCAGCTACATCCATCATGAATTCAGAATAAATGTCAGATAATCCACTAAATGTATATTGTCTAGTATCAAATGTATCATTTTTTCCTATTACCTGCATACTGTTATTGTTCATCATTTCATTCATAAGCATAAGTGTTTTATATAAATCTCCCAACGCTTGCTCATCCATAAGTGCCATTTGTTCAAAACCGTCCATTTGATACACTTTTAAATTTGCCGAAAATATCAGTGTAGCAATATTCCAGCTTGTGTTATCTCTTTTTTTCAGTTCTTCGTAAATGTGTTCCAGTTCTGAAGCACCCCAATAACTTTCCATCAATTTCTCAATATAAGGCAAATCTCTGTTTATAAATCTTACTACTCTGCTATGATGTACTTTTATGCCTGTACCAATAGCGTTAGAACGGATATGATAATACATAGGCAAACCAAAATCAATATCATTACTGTCCTCTACAAGCCTCATATCTGTATAGATACCATTCCATCTGTCTAATATCAATAACCCTTTAAAACAGCCAGGTAAAAGGCTATCTAATACTAAAGGCTTATCAAGCATATCCTCTTGTCCTTGTATCATAATAACACCAGCTGCACCGCCGTATAATCTAGCCCAGCGCAAACCTTCTAATATTTTTGCTCTTAATTGTGTACGTCTTTCCAATACCGTTATTTTTTTCATAGCATTAGGGGATATTTGTGATTTGATTTTATACCAATTTTTCACCATATCTTCTGCCACAACATCTATAATACGCCTAACAATCCAATGCTCTCTATACAGTATATTGAGTAAATTCCAGTCAAAAGATAATCTGTTGCTTTGATACTCTGTACCTTCTAACAAATTTGTTGTATTTTGTCCCATTCTTGCAGAAGTATTTGAAAAGCCGTCAAACATCATTTTTCTTTGCATTAGCTGTTCCAATAAAAATGTATTGATATTGTTATTTTTACTTGGAGAACGTATTGTATTTTTATTATCATTTGTTTTGATTTTCTTTTTTTTACTCATTTTGCAAATCTCCTATTTGGTATCATTGTTTTTACAAAATATCTTGTTGCGTCCATAGCATGGTCGCCCATTTTTAAAGGTTCTTCTTTTCCATGTTCCTGTGATTTTGTATTCCATACATAACCTTTTATTTCTTTTAACCAGTTGACACATTTTACATTTACTTTTATTCTTCCTTTGTCTATCATTGTAGCAACAAGTCGTATTCCTTCTAATACACTATTATCAGCTGACTTTACTCTATAACGTCTATTTTTTAATTCTGTTTCAAAATTTACTGCTGATGGGTCTACAACAACCCAAGAAGGAGCAACATTTTCTAATGCTACGAATTCATCAAAATCATCTCCATATCTGTTATCAGATTTTTGTATTCTTTCTATTCTGCTGTCATAATAATATTCCCTATCAATCCATATTGTTTCGCCATCGTCCCAAATATCCAAAAATACACAAGGATTTATTGTACCATAATCACAACTAATATATCTTCTTGCCTTTGTTTTTAAATCATGGGGTCTATTTTGGTCTGTATAAGTATTTCTTTCTTCTGAAAACATACTATATATCACACCATCTGCAAGCACCCATTCTCCCAATATATAGCGTAAATAAAAAACACCAGCATACATATTTTGATATCTTTTTTTAATTTCTTCTGACAACGAAATATTATCGTCCATAGTAAAATGCAGATAAAATAAATTTTTTCCTTTCTCGTTATTTTCTCTTTTATCTATCCAGTTTGTTTTGAACCAATGAAAAGGTCCTTCTGGATTACAATTAAACCAAAATTTAGACCCCTTTTCGGAACATCTTCCTGTTGCTTGATTGACAAATGATTCTGGCATGAGTGCCACTTCGTCAAAAAAGACACTAGCAAGCGAAAGCCCCTGTATTAAATCCTGAGAGCGTTCATCTTTACCACCAAATATATAAAAATAATTTATTACGCCATTTCTTTTTATTTCAATCATGTTATCCGCTCTATGTTCTTCTAATTGGTATCCTATTGTATAAAGCATACTTTTTAGTATCAATAGTACATTCCTTCTAAATGAGCCAATCGTTTTACCGCACATGGCAAAATTCTTATACTCAAAATTTTGCATGGCAAATATAACAAAAGACAATGACATAGATACTGTTTTTCCTGAACGAATAGCACCATCTGCTATAATCCCACTACAATCTTTGACAGGGGAATCAGGTAGCCACCAGGTTAGTACCTTTTTCTGTTTTTGTGAAAACGGCTGAAATGAAAATAATGCTCTATTCTGTATCATCTCTATCCTCCCAATTTAACTTTTTTGTTTGTTGTTTCAATGCCTCTATAAATCCATCATCTAAAATCATATCTTCTTTTTCATTTCCATTGTCTATAGTGCGATTCAGTCGTTCTAAATCCGTAGCCATTTTAATAAACTCTTTAATATCTTTAGCTGACATTGTTTCTGATTCTAAATTGTTCAAAGCTTCCAATGCTTTTTTTTGGAGCTGTACTGCTATTTTAATATGTCTTTCTGTCATAGCATGATATTCTTTTACTGCCTTTGCTTTTGCCTGTTTTTCTAGTTCATTATCATAGCTTCTAGCACGTTCTTTCCAGCGCCAACGCTCTTTCCATCTATCAATTAAATTCCTACTTTTTACCAACCTTTTACCAACCGCTGTGATGGTACGTTCTTCCCCCATATCACGATATATTTTAAATGCTTCAAATGCTTTTTCGCTTTCTCCTTTTTGCCTTTCCCATGGTTTATTTGACATTTCCCTCCTCTCCTTTATCATTGTTTTGCATTTTTATATTTGTTTTGGTTCTGCTCCTACAATCCAAAAAAGAGCATTTTTTGTATTCAGATGATGGTCTATCAAATACTTCATGCTCTTAGCCTCATATTGTGGGTGCAATTTCACTCCTCCCACTATCAATTTTTGTTTTTTTTCATAAACAAATCCTTTTGTATGAAAAAGGTCATGATATATAAATTCTCTTGATACGCCAAAGCGTTTTAATGTTGTTTTTATTTTCTGCTGTCTGTCAAATGCAGTAGAAATTACATGAATATGATTGACTTTTTTATGATATTTCTCAATGCCAATTATCACACCGCTTGTTGTGATACCACTTCCGCAAGTAATATAAATATCGTTCAAATTATCAGGAATATTTTGTACTTGTTCCGCTACTGCACGTAAAAGTATTTCACCGTAATCATCAATATTGATACCATACTGCACGACAAACAGTTCTTTTGCGATACCCAATTCTTTCGCTTTTTGTTTTAATACATTGTGTCTACCACTTTTTGACACAATTTCAATATTTGCCCCATAATGCATAGCAAGTCTTGGCATACTTTCTGTAGCAATAGAAATTGTATTCGTCCCTCCATAAGCAATCACACAAGGCAAACCAAAATACTTTGCTACTGCTGCCGTAATAGGTGCTTGAGGGGAATGAATGGAACAATATGTCAGTATACCCTTTTTATCATGCTGTTGTTTTAATGCCGTTTCTACCAATAACATACATTGACGCAATTTCCCGCCATTTACGCCCCCTGCACCAAAAGGAGTATACAAATCTTCTCTTTTAAAATACATACCAGCAATTTGCTGTACTGGAGTTAATTCACATACTTTCATATTTTTAAACCAAAAAAGCGTTTATAGTAATCTGTTTTGTTGCGGAGTTCCTCTTGTGTAATGCCATAAAAAGATTGTTGTTTTATTTTTTTATTTACGCCAGCACTTTGATAAAGAGATTGATAACACATACCTGTACCTATTTGTTTCATTTTTTCTGTTGGTTTTGTATTTTTTCCATTGATAATCATACAAATATTGTAGTCATTCCCTTGAAATCCTTCCAAACCATCTATACCACAGCAACACATATCGTCACCCATTGTACGCAATCTATTTTCTCCAGCATAAAATTTCATACCATATTTGTGACATTCCGCTCTTATCGCTTCAAATTGGGGACGTAATACTTGCAGAGGATAACAAGTATCTGCACCAACTTTCACCATACCTTTTTTATTTTTAAAAAATTTCATACCCTCTACTACCACACCATATACTCCTGCCTTTGCTAATTTCGGTATGTTGTTCATAACTTCATGAAAAACCTCAGGCATATAAGGCTGTATTCTTACAATTACCCTTTGTACTTTTTTAGAAAGTATTTCAGCCATATGCAAACGTTGTTCATAACAAGGCGCTCCTAATTCCAACTTATCATATGCATTACATACCATAGATATTTGTACCACACAATGACATTTTTCAAGCAGTTCTATATATTCTGGCTCTATTATCAATTTTCCTTTTGTACTCACAACAAAAGGATATTTTGTTTCTGCAAATAACTGTAAACACTCATAAGATGCCTTTACTGTTTTTTCAATAGGTTGAAAAGGGTCGCTCATACCTCCCCAATGAATGGGAATATCCCAATCACACCATGCTGTTTCTTGTGTTCTTTTCCCCTCTATAAAATAACGTAATGATTGTACTGTTCCATATTTTTTTACATGAGATATATTTTTCTTTCTTTGTGCAAAACAATATTTACACTCATGACTGCAACCCTCATAAGTGTCAAAGCGTATAGGAATATTGCAAAGAACAACTTGCGTTCCACATTCACAACTCATGCTGTTTCCTCCTTTGCTTTTTGAATAATGACTTGTGTCAATGTGTCTTTTCCATAACTTTTAATATAATTTTTCAATGTTTCCTGCTCTGTTTTGTCAAATATAAGCGTAATATTAAAAGTATTTTCTATCTCTTTTAATTCCTTTTCTAAAGCGTCATTATCAATTAAACTATCTATGTCATTTGTTAAACTGTCAATTTCTTGCTGTGTAAACCCTGTAAATATTGCTTCTTCTCCCAATTCTTCAAGCAATGTAATGAGCTTTTGTTCTTCCCAATCACCTTCTATTTTATTTAAAGCAATATGGAGTTGTTTTTCCTGTTTTTCGTCCAATTCTACAACAGATACTTCTACTTCTGTTTCGCCTTTATTTTCCAGTATAGTTAATCTTTGTTGTCCATTTATGACATGATTTGTATTTTTGTTCCAGACAATGGGAAGAATCATACCATATGTTGTAATACTCCTGTCAATATCTTTGTATGCTTTTTCTTTTGGGGTCAGTTCTACTCTTGTATTGTATAAATTTCTTTCCATATCCTTTATTTTCTTTTTTTCAATATGCATACTGTTCCTCCTTTATTTTATTGATGATTTCCGACGCCAATATTGTTTTTGCATTTTTGGTATTTTTGATGTATCGCTCCACAGCTTCTCTTTCTTTTTCTGGTAGTGTAAATGTCATAGCAAATGTGTCAGATACATTTGTTTCAGAATATCCTGAAAAATCTTTTTCTAAAAGGTCGTTGATGTGTTCATATTGTATATTAAGACTTTCTAATTCCCATTCCTCAAAACCTGTTAAATCTATCATTTCACATTCGTTTAATTCCTGTAAAACATCTGTTAAACCGCTGATATTCCAATATCCTTTTGCTTTATTCAATAATATATTGAGTTTCTTTTCTTCTTTTTCATTTATATCTACAATAGAACATTCTACCTCTTTTTCTCCTTTATCTGTGAGTACTTTCAGCCTCTGATGTCCTCCTACTACATTACCCGTTCTTTTGTTCCATATAATAGGCTCTACCATACCAAATTTTTCAATACTGTTTTTGAGCTTTTGATATTCTGGCATATCTGGCTCTAATGCAATACGAGGATTGTATTCTGCAACATTCAGTTTTTCTATATTTATTTTTTGTATCATGCTATCCATTCCTTTCTAATATAAAAAAGGACAGCCATAATTGACTATCCTAATACAAAAGTTTTGGGGGGCTTTTGATAAAACTCTATGTTATTATCATAACACACATTTTTATAAAAAATTCCCGACTTTTTCCCAAATCGTCCCGTTTTTTTCCCATTTTGTTCTGTTTTTTTCCCAAATCGTCCCAGATTTTTATATTTCCTGTTTATAATGCATTAGTTTATACAAATCTGTATAAGTATCACAAAGTAGCCTGCTGACACTTGATTTTGATAAATTCATAATATAAGCTATCTGTAACACACCCTTTTTTTGTTTGTGTTTGTATTCTAATAACCTTTTGCTTTCTTCATTTAATAAATGTATGTAAAATTCTGTTTGTTTTTTTTCGTCCTCCAGCTTTTGTATATTTATTTTTAATTCCAATATGTTTTGTTGTGTTTGCTCGTAATTCCTGTCCAATCTGCTGTATATCGCCTCTATATTTCTGTCCATAGGACTTTGTGGTATTCCTCCACCCTTCCCTCCCACACTATCATATTTTACGCCCTTTAAATCCGTACACAACGAAACAGGCAACAAGGGGCTGTTTCTATCTTTTTCGATATCCTGCAAACGCTTTGTCAATCTCTCCAGTTCTTTTTGATTCCACGCAATCACCTTTTCATTATAATAATATCGTTCTATTTTATTTTTGACCGCTTCCATTTCTTTTTTATTTATCAAAACTTCCGCCCCCTTGATTGTATTTATAAAACATGGTATACTATTTTCAGCGTATATCGGGACGGAAGTTATTTTTTCAGTACGGAAGTCCCTTTTTTTATTTCAGCATAGAAAACAAATCCAACTGTCCTGTCATAACTGAATTTTATTGTTTTGTT